CTTACCGAAACCGATCGCGGTGTCGCTGTTGGTTTTCTCGCAGACATAGCCGCGCTCGCCGAGTTTGGAGACGTCGCGCGGGCTGCGCTCTTTGTTGGTGGTGTCGGTGCGGCTCGCGATAGGACCGGACACGCCGAGCTTGAGCTTGGCGCCAGATTGTTCGACCACGCCCACCACATTGATTTGGCGCAGGTAGGCGCTGGATTCCTGCATCGCCTGTTCCAGCTTTTGCTGGATGGTCGGCTGCACGTCGAATTGTTCGATGGCGCTCGGCACGCCGTTGAGGTGGGCGACCTGAGTGAGGAAGGCGTTATAGGCCAGGCGGGTATCGGTACGCATCGGGATTCTCGAAAGGGGGAAAGGTCGGGCCGCGCGCGGATCGCGAGGCGTCAGAACGTGGTCAGCACGCGGCCATCGCCCTGGGCCGTCGGTCGGGTGATGCCGTGCGCCGCCGTGGTGTCGAGCAACTGTTCAAGCCGGGCCAGCCGCTGGATCAGGTCATCGACGCCGCGCCGGTGCGCGCGAATGTCCTGATCGACCTGCTGCAGCTGCTCGGCGGTGCGCGTGCTCTGCGTCTGGCCGTGTTCGGCGACTTCATGGAGGGCTTCGGCTAGATCGGCAAAGCGGGCATCGTCGCTCGCGGCCTTCTTGGCGAAGCGCTGACGCACGCGTTCCAGCACGCCAGGCGCATCCGTGGCGTCGATGAATTCGATGGCGGTTTCGGTGGCGACGCTGAACGCGTTGTCGGCATGCTGTTTGCGCGCGGTCAGCGGACTCTCGGCCGGATGCGCGGCGGTGAAGGCGAGCATCTCCGTGCCCAGGCTGGCCGGCGTATCGGTGACGGCCAGGCCGACGAGATATGCCTTGCCGGTGCCGGCGAACTTTGGGTTGACCTCGATGCTGGAAAACACCTTCTGCATGCCGCGCGTGAGCCGCACCAGGTCGTCCGTCGGGGTGATTGCCACAAACAGTTCGAGCTTGCCGCTGGCGTTCTCGATGGCTTGGGCGCGATCGACCACGCCGTAGTTCTTGAACGGCGAATCCGGCAGGGCACTGCGGATGTGTTCGATGTTGACCGTGGCGCGATAGACGGCCGGATCGTAGCTGTCGGCCATCTGCTGAATCCACGCGCGATCGATCACGCGGCCATCGGCGGTCGCGCCTTCGGTGGCGACGCGGAACGTTTTAGACTTCTTGACGGCCATGAATTGCCTTAAGTGAGTGAGGGCATTTGCATGACGCCAGCATCGCGAGGCGAGCCCGTGAGCGGCAACGCGATGCGGTTCTGTCGGCACGGCGGCAGAACACGGCGCGCGCGAGTTGCCGGAGGGCGCTCCCTACGCTTGCCGCATGCCGAATCCCGCCGATGCCCTCGATCCGCGCCGCCTTGCGCGCGACCTGTATTTCCAGGGCTGGTCGATCACCGCGATCGCCGAAAAGCTGGGCGCCGCGCGCTCCACCGTCGAGGCGTGGAAGCAGCGCGGCGGCTGGGCGTCGATGGCGCCGATCGACCGCGTCGATCACACGCTGGAAGCGCGCATGTGTCAGCTGGTCCTCAAGGACACCAAGAGCGGCGCGGACTACAAGGAAATCGATCTACTCGGCCGGCAGCTCGAACGCCTCGCGCGCATCCGCCGCTACGAGGCGCCGGGCGGCCACGAGGGCCATCTCAATCCGGCGGTGGCGAACCGCAATCGTGGACCGCGAAAGAAAACAGCACGCAACGACTTCAGCCCGGAGCAGGCGCAGCGGCTGCGCGACGCGTTCCGCGACTCGCTGTTCGGCTACCAGCGCGGCTGGCACACCGCCGGCCTGACCGAGCGCATCCGCAACATCCTCAAATCGCGACAGATCGGCGCGACGTGGTATTTCGCCCGCGAGGCGCTGGTCGATGCGATCGACACCGACCGCAATCAGATCTTCCTGTCGGCCAGCCGCGCGCAGGCCGATGTGTTCCGGCAGTACCTGACGCAGTTCGCGAAGGATGCTGCTGATATCGAGCTGCGCGGCGATCCGCTGATCCTGCCCAGCGACGCCACGCTGTATTTCCTCGGCACCAATGCCCGCACCGCGCAGAGCTATCACGGCAACCTGTATTTCGATGAGTATTTCTGGGTCCACAGCTTCCAGACGCTGCGCAAGGTCGCCTCGGGCATGGCGATCCATAAGCGGTGGCGGCAGACCTATTTTTCGACGCCCTCGGCGCTAAGCCACGACGCGTACCCCTTCTGGTCGGGCGCGCTGTACAACAAGGGCCGCGCCAAAGCCGATCGGATCGAGCTGGATATCTCACACGCGGCGCTGGCCGGTGGGCTGCGCTGCATGGATGGGCAGTGGCGCCAGATCGTCACGGTGCTGGATGCCCTCGCGGGCGGCTGCGACCTGTTCGACCTGGACCAGCTGCGGCTCGAATACAGCGAGGACGAGTTTCGCCAGCTGCTGCTGTGCGAATTCATCGATGACGGCGCGTCGGTGTTCCCGTTCGCGCTGATCCGGCGCTGTCTGGTCGATAGCTGGGACGTGTGGGACGACGTGCGTTTCGACGCGCCGCGCCCGATCGGCCATGCGCCGGTCGCCATTGGCTTCGATCCGTCGAAGGGAACGCAGGGCGGCGATCCATCCGGCTGTACCGTGCTGGCGCTACCGCAACCCGCACGCGATGGGTTCCGCATTCTCGAAAAGCACCAATGGCCGGGGCAGGACTTCGATGCGCAGGCGACCTCGATCCGGGCGCTGTGCGACCGTTTCAATGTGGTGCATATCGGCATCGACGTCACCGGCATGGGGACCGGCGTGTATCAGCTGGTCCGCCAGTTCTTCCCGGCGGCGACGGCGATCACCTATTCGCCCGAGGTGAAGGGACGCATGGTCCTGAAAACCCATGACGTCATGTCCAAGGGCCGGCTCGAATTCGACGCCGGCTGGACCGACCTTGCCGCCGCATTCATGGCGATCCGCAAGACGGTCACCGCCAGCGGTCGCCACATCACTTACGACGCCAGCCGATCCGCCGAGGTCGGCCATGCCGATCTCGCCTGGTCGGTGATGCATGCCCTCATGGTCGAGCCGCTGGAAGGTCGCGCGGCCCACGACCGCAATGTCATGGAGTTCTATTGATGCACGCACGCAAACGACGACCGGCGAAACAGGCGAATGCAACACCGACGCCCGCGCCCCGCATGGAAGCCTTCGCGTTCGGCGATCCCGAGCCGATCGACCGCGCCGCCCTGATGGACTACGCGGAAATCTGGCAGAACGGACGCTGGTACGAACCGCCGATCAGCCTGCGCGGACTGGCGACCATGACGCGGATGGCACCGCATCATTCGTCGGCGCTGTACGTGAAGCGCAACCTGTTGGTGTCCTCGTTCATACCCACGCGCACGCTGTCGGTCGACGACTTCGCGGCCTTCGCCACCGACTACCTGACGTTCGGCAATGCCTATCTGGAAAAGCTGCCGGCGCTGTCCGGTCGGCTGCTCGCGCTGCGCCGCTCGCCGGCACTGCATACGCGGGTTGGCATCGAGCCCGGCGTGTTCTGGTTCGTGCCGACGAACGGCATCGAGCATGCGTTCGCACCGGATCGGGTCGTGCACCTTCAGGATGCGGACGTGCATCAGGAAATCTATGGCGTGCCGGAATATCTGAGCGCGCTGCATGCCGCGCAGCTCAACCGCTCGGCCACGCTGTTCCGGCGCAAGTATTACGACAACGGCTCGCATGCCGGTTTCATTCTCTATATGACGGACCCAGCGCAGAACCAGGCGGACGTCGATGTGATGCGCGAGGCGCTGAAACAGTCGAAAGGACCAGGCAACTTCCGCAACCTGTTCATGTACTCGCCCAGTGGCAAGAAGGACGGCATCCAGCTCATTCCGATCAGCGAGGTGGCGGCACGTGACGACTTTGCGGCGATCAAGAACACCAGCCGCGACGATATGCTGGCGGCGCATCGCGTGCCGCCGCAGCTGCTCGGCGTGATCCCGGTCAATGCGGGTGGCTTCGGCGACGTGGAAAAGACCACGCGTGTCTTTATGCAGAACGAGATTGCGCCGCTGCAGGCGCGCATGCTGGGACTGAATGCGCGGATCGGAGCGGAGGCGTTCCGGTTCCGGCCGATGGAGTCGAGCAAGGACTAGCCGGTGTATTGCCGATAAAAGCTATATAGAAGGAGTGCGCTGCCCGTGACGATCACGAGCTTGCCGCTGGCCGACATCCGCCAGCCGCCTAACCGACTCGATCTATAGACGTCTTTTATGGTGGAGGCTTTCGACGGGGGCTCCACAAAAAGCGACGACCACATGAAGCAGAGTGCGGCGGCTGCCCTGGGAAGTGACAAAGACCTGGGAAGCAAATAGAGCGACTCGACGCCTAAGAGCAGAAATAAAAGGACCCATAGGGTCCTAACGAGCCAATGGGGTTTGCCAGTCATAGGACGTTTTAACGCCGCTGTTTTTTGGTGAATACTTCGCCGCCCTGAATACGGTCGTAGACTTCTTTGCGATGCACTTCGACGTGCGTCGGCGCTTCGATGCCCATGCGGACCTCGCCACCTCGGAGGCCCAGAAGGGTGACCTGCACCGTGTCGCCGATCATCAAGGTTTCGCCAAAGCGGCGAGTCAATACAAGCATAGAACTAGCCTTCTTAGCGCTCAGTGCGTCGGCACCTAAATACCGGAGTGAATTCGTACGAACTTCATGTGATGTATTTCGGTGCGGAACCTGGGCTCCTCTAACTACAAAACCAGCACGCCCTTCGTGTTCAACTTCTCGTTCAACCAGAAATTCGAATCGATATATTTGCAGAAGATGTCAGGTGGCAGGATGGTCGGACGTTCCACAAATTCCACGCGCCGCTTCACGGCATGCAAGCCCGGCATGCCAAAGCGCTGATCAAAGGTTTCTTCGTCATAAGCCACATGGTCGAAATCATGAGCAAACGACGGCTCCCCCAGTACCTGATACAGCCGCTCCATCGTTTGTGCCGGTTCCCGGGTCAATGACTCATAACGAAGCAGGATCAATTTGTGGGCGTGTTCACCAAACCAAGCCCCGCGCAACG